ATGAGGAAATCGCTCAGCTTCGACCTTTCCTCGGGTGTCCATTGAACCCCCCGCTTTTCCAGGTTTCCGCTAAGTTCCGCTTGCTCAGTCTGTAGGTAGTGTTGGAATTGGCGCTGCTGTTCTGCCGCGCTCACCTGTTGCTGCTGTTGCCACTGCATAGCGGCACTTTGCCGGGCTGCGTGGAGATTCCCCAAGCGGCTTTGCACATCCCGTTCACGCATCAGCCATTCAGCAGGATTCTGCTGCCTGAGTTGCTGCATTTGGGGGGTTTGAAGTTCTGCCATCAAGACCTGTTCTGCAACATTCAATGCTTGGGCGGTTTCAATCGCCTGCTGTTGCATTACAGCCTGTCTTTGAGAGAACTCCTGCTCAGCGGCCCTGCGGCTTTCCGCAAGCTCCGTCGTTTTGCGGCGGTAATCGGCTTCCAGTTGTTGGCCTGTCTGTGCCTCTTTCAAAGACACCAACCGTTCTTCCCCGTTAACCTTGATGCGCATCTTAAGGGTAGCCAGGAGGTCATCAGGATCGACCCCCAGCGCCTTTGCCACGTCATCAAGCGTTTCGAGTGAAACGGCTTCGGGCTCTTCCTCTGCCTCATCCTCGTCGCTATCCTGAGAGTCGGATTCCAACTCGTCAGATTCTTCCGGTTCCTCTACAGGTTCCGGCTCATCTTCAATTACATCTGATGCTTCCGGCAGTTCACCACTGTCATCCAAAAGCGATTCAATAGCAGCCGCAGCATCGGACGTGCTGAGAGGCTGCCTTTCGGCTTGGCCTTCCATAAATAGGTTTCCACTTGATAGGACTGTGCCGTCATCACGACGGTGTTTCTATCGGATTAGAGTCCGACAGATCGGAAACGCTTTTTGCGCTCCAATTCGTGTTCCGTAAGCTTGCCGTTATCAATCATGCGCCATAGGAGCTTCTTGTAATGCGCCTGCGCCTGTAGTCTCCGGACAAGCTCCAGAACGTACTTCTCAGCGTCGTGGGAGCCGTTTAACTCGGCTTCCTCGATATGCTTTACGATTGTCTCCCGTAGGGCCGTGGTGGCCTTCTCCCACGCCGGGTCTGTCAGTAACCGTTCCGCTGCTTTGCTTAGATTGTCCAAAGATTCTCTCCCATTCATCCGAGTATTTCGCGTGGTTAGTTGGCCGAACCCATGAACCCTTGCTCATGTGACCCCCATCGCCTCGGCATTCTGGTTTTCCTTCGTGAGATACAACTCTTCCATGTATGCGCCGTCAGGGAGTTCTTTGTCTTCCATCAGGACAACCGGCCCGTCTTCACCCACGTCGAAATCTAGGGAATAGGCGTCGTAGCCATAAATCCGAATGTTGGGGTCTTCGCACATATCCAGAAGCGTGGTGCTGTGGGGTAGGTGCAACTTTATGCCCCTTGCCCACGCGATGCCCAACAGGAACTCTACACATCCCCGCCCCCTTTCGGCCTTGTGAACGTGCTTGTAAGTGAAGTCCGCCCCGTATATCCGGATGCCGTTGAACTTCTGGTAAATGGCATACGCCACGGCATAGGCCACCGTGCCATTAAGATACGGAACCCCTATGTCCTTGATGACTTCCTGTAAGGGATAAGCCATCGCCCCCGGATAGTCGGGATAGACTTTACTGGTGAAGAACCTGGGGTGTCCTTTCAGCCATCCCATCATTCGTTGAATGTTGCGGTTAGGTCTGGATTCCTGAAGCTTGCAATCATCCATCGCAAACAGGAGGTCATGCTTAATGACGCCTCCCATTGCGTTCACCGTCCAGACTTCATCAGTCTCCCAAGTGCCACCCCTGGAGGTGCAATCGTTGATGTAATTGGCAAAGCTTCCGCCCTGCGCCACGATGGTTACAGTCTTCATGCCTGTTCCACCGCTGCCTGCCGCAACAGTCTCTCAAACTGTTTTACGGCCTCATCAATTGCAGGCGAGTCTATCTGGCGACCAGTAACAAGGCCGCTTTTTGTTTTGTGCCCCGGCCTCCACGTTCTCACCCCGGAGTCACTTACAGAAGCTTCGCCCACGGTAACAAAAAACATAATATCCATATCGTTCTAGCTCCTTTCGGTTGGCTATTTAAGTCCAGTCGCTACCAAGTCGTAGACGTTGATAGTTTTCGAGGTGATGGAATGAAAACCCGCTGCCTCTAACGACTTGGCGAGTGTTTCGGGGGTGTACCCGAATTGATGTTGGAATCTATAAGCGCGGTCTTTGTTGTCCCGCTCTATCCAACCCTGATGCCCGTAAAGCATGTCCACAGCACATACCGGCCCACCGGGAGAGTCATACAGCTTTTCGTACAACCTCCCGTCCCGAATGTAGTCGGCCAGAACACCTATGTTGGGGACGATTATCCAAACCCTTCCACCTTCCTTGATGACCCGCCGAAACTCCCTCAAAGCCCGCAACCCATCGTGAAGGGTCACATGCTCCAAAGTGTGCGAGGTATAAACCCCGTCTACACTCCCGTCCTCTAACGGAATGTCCAGCATGGAGCCAATCAGGTCTGCCCCTGATTTGGGGTCTAGGTCTAGCCCTATTTCGTCGTATCCACTGAGCGGGGCTTTCTGCCCTCCGCATCCAACGTGCAGTAACTTCACTTCGGCTTTTTGCGCTTCTTACAGGGCATTACTTACCACCCCTGCGATACATTGACTCGCTAATCTCAAAGTCCCGGCCTTTTCCCTTGTTATCGACAAATCCGAAACGCTTATAGAAGTCTTTGAGCCGGTCAACGGACGATGCGCCGAAGTCTGCGGACGGCGAAAGGGCAATCGTCTTTCCTTGCTCATCCGCATACCCGATAAGGTCTTGCATGGCCTGAGTGCCAACGCCCTGCCCGCGCTGCTCTTGCGGAACAACTATGCGGGACAGCGTAACGAGGTCTGGATTGTTGCCGCTTTGCGCCGCATCAACTGTAATGCCGCGTTGTTCTAACTCGGAAACAACGTCCTGAAGCGTGCGTTGTCCTGTAGCCTCCCTATACGGCTTGGCCTTCCCCGCCCTGCGCGCTGCGAAGTCCTCGATTGGACTCCCGTTGCGCTCCAGTAGCTTGATGCCCTTTTCGTCAAACATGACGATATTGTATGTGCCCTTCCCCCCGTCGCGGCTCATGCCGTCTAGGTAGCGGATTCCCAAAACGTTCCCGTTTGTGAGATAATCGCTTGCAGCCTTATCCGATCCTAGTTCATCAGCAATAGCGCGGTAAATTTCATGCCCAGATCGCTTATCGAGATCCCCTGCACGCAATGCGGCAAGAGTGTTTTTAGGCACCCCTATTACGTCGCCACCTACGCCCGCGTTTTCTGCAAAGGAGGGGCGTGTTATGCCGCCTACAGGAGAACCGGCGGCGTTGACGCCAAAGGGTACGCTGTTACCTCCATTGGAGGGCGTAAGGTCAAGGTTCATCGCATTACTGTCGAGCGCGCCATTGGGCGAAAGCTTTCCGCTAGTGAGGACGTCCACCACATCAACGGGGACAAGGCCGACAACAGGATTAGCAACCTTGCCGTTATCGAGCATACCGCCCATTCGGTTGCTCATAACCGCATCAAGTGGGACGTTGCCGCCGCCACCGCTCTTCGCCGCAGCGGCGCTACTTTCAAGCAGATAGCTGGCGTTGTCGGAATTTCCCGCACCAACGTCGCCAAGGCTCTTAGACGGGCCGGGATTGAGTAGCGCTTTCCGCACACTCTCCGGCTGCTCACTCAGCGGCCTGTCCCACTGCAACAAGTCCTCCCCGGTTAGGGGAGTGGCGGCTTCCTTGGCAGGGTCGGGCCAGCGGTATTCGCCTCGGTAGAGGTTTTTTTGTGATTCTGAGATTAGCGTGCTTTCTGACAATTCATCCCATTTAGATGCGTAATCCTTTGATACCGCCCCACTATCTACCAAATGTTTGGTCGCGTCTGCGTCAGACTTAAAGCCTTTTCCTATAACACCGCCATATTCGGCATCACCAGACTTATTACCTGCCCACTTAACAATTTCAAAGTCTGTACCGCCCATGTCTGCGGGCCTTATCTCAAACTGTACCTCTCCCTCTCTCCATGAGCCATGCGGGTTTGCCTCTGCTAATGCTTTGGCATACCCCTCGGCAACAGACTTAGTATCGGCACCATAGTACCCATGCCCATACGCCTGCGCGCCCTCTCCCGTCCCTATCTTGGAAAGGTCTACTGCGTCGTACTTGTGGGGAGAGCCGTGCCAGAAGGGGATGGCCGAGAGTACCGGAGCGAACTTAGCCAAGTCACCGGGGCCGGGAGTCAACATGCCGCCTACAGCAGCACCCAACTGCCCAGAGAATGAGCCGGGTATCGGATAACCCGCTTTCGCAGCGATGTAATCCGTCGTCCCCGGAAAGTCCTGCGCTGCCGGTTGCGTGTCTTGTCCTGTGATAGCCCTGCCTGCGGTATCGAGCATGTAGGCAATGTCGCCAGGGTATCCGGCTATCCCAGCAACAGCACCGGAATTGAAGCCAGCGGGAAAGTCTCCCAGCAATCCACCAATCTTGCGCTTGGCAGAATCGAGCAAGCCTTTCAGCTCAGCCACGCGGCACAACCTCTTTAATCAACCCCTGCTTATTACGCACAACGTCATAGGCGACTTTCCCGACTTTCACACCGGCAATCATCCCGTCCTTACGTTGAACCGTGACAGTCTGAGGCTCATCCTCTTCCTCTTCCGGTTCCTCACGCTCTGTGATGCGCTCTATGACCCTTTCAGGGATAGGCATGGCAGATATGGCTTTCTGTATCCGCTCGTCAACACGGGCCATTACAGAGGCTTCCACGCGGGAACACATTTCCCCCATGCAAGCGGCCATTTCGGCCTTAACCTTGTCGCTTATCTCACCACTGAAATTGCGCGTGATGACTTCAGCCATAGCCGTCTGCCCGGCCATGACAATCGCGGCAATGTCCGTTGTGGGATTCTGCGGAACCACCATTCTTGCCCGGTTCGCGTGGTCAAGCAGGTTGATTAGTTTGGGCATCGCCTATCCCTCTCAGAAAATCGGTAACACCCGTCTCGACGGCATCTGTCTCAGCGTCCAGTGCCCGCGCCTCTTCCAGCGTCTTGACCCTTTGCGCTTGCTTCAACAGGGTATCGGCATCCATGTGCCTCACTTCCGATTGCGCCTTGCCTGCGGAGGTCTGCGCCTCAAACCGAGCAATCTGGGCCTTAAGCTCAGCCTCCCGTGCTTTCAGGCTGGCTTCAAACTGTGCCCGCTCTTTTTCAAGTTGGGCCTTCATGCCTTCAATCTGAGCGCGAGCCATCTTCGATTGAGCATCGGTCATCATGGCTTGGCCCTGCATCTTCAGGGACTCCATCTGAGCAAGCATCATGGGGTCAGGTTGGGCAGGCTGGATAGGGGTCTTCTGGGGATTCACAAAGTACCGCTCTGCCCCATCCTCTCCCGATGCCTCAACCACTAGCCTTGCCGTGGCAAACATATGCTCCGGATTCACCATCCGCATGGGGGCCAGCTTCTCTTGAAGTTGGGCGATCATCATCGCCCCGGCCAAACGCTCCTGTTTCGAGCGTGTGCCGATACCTACGGAAACCTTAAGGTTGGTGCGCTCTTTCCACTCCCTCGGAGAGACATAAACCCACTCACCCCTAAGTTGTAGGGCAAGGTCGTTTGACCAGTGTTCTCTAACCAGTCTGTGAGCCTTGCGGATGGCGCACTTGACGCCAGTCTCAGCCATTCCCCTTATAGCCAGTTCAAGCCGTTGGGAAGCCTGGTCAAGAGCCTTGGTGAACGCGCCCTCAGTGCTCTGCTTCAGAACATCGGCATCTAGGGCGATGTTGGGGTTAACGCCAGTCCTCAGTTGTTTCTGCGCGTCTACCCTATCCATCACAGGAAGGATGGCAGGGGCTAGGCTTTGAATCTGCTCATCCACAATCGACATAGGATCGCGGCAGGGGATAAGCTCAGCCGCAGCGTCCAAAAGCGCATCCATCGTGATGGAGCCTTCCAGCAACGCATTTTCACCTACCCTCTTACGGGGCTGGTTAATCCGATAGAGGTTGGTCAGCAGTTGACGCATCAGCGTCGAGCTAATCAACTGGAGGTCTTGCGTGGACTCCGCGTACCCAATCCCCGAGTGTTGATGCGGCATGATGATAGCCGCCATCGCCACAAGAGGGATGTAATCAGTCTCTTCGTTCTCGGCTATCTCCCGGCCAATCATCAGAACCTTGCGACGTTCTGCGATACCGTCCCCGTCGTAATCAACGAGAAGGTAGGCTTCGGAGACTTCGTATTCCCTCAACGAAAGGTCGGATTCATCGTCCGGGTCTTCGAGATTGAACCTGTCCCGGTTGACTGACTCGTTGGAAGAGTCCGCCCCATCGCCCACCTTGTCTAGCAACGCTTCATCAATGCCCATCTGGAGCAATTCGGAGCGCGTCTTTTTGGTTACATGGGCAACGAAGTCGCAATCGTCCAGTTCAACCGAACGGTGCCTACTGGATACCCTCACCTCATCCCCAGGGACAGCCTCAAACCGCAGACAAGGCTTTTTGGTAGTGACCTTGACCTCTATGTCATAACGGGGCATCCCGTCAGGGCCGGGCATCTCCGTACCCGCTACCAGTTCCACCCCTTCGGATTCGCTCAGGTCTACCAGTTGCTCCAACGTGAGCGAGCGATACCTTTCGGTAGTGGTTTTCTCTACCTGCTCAACCCAGATTTTCGTATACCCCACAGGGTACATGAGGCAATCCTTAGTCCAGTTGTGCAGCGCGAGATAGCCGTTTTCCTGGTCAAACAACAGATGCCGGATAACGTCTGACTCTTGCTCAGCAGCGGCCTGATCCTCCACTCCCTCGGGAATGAACACGGCCACCCTTTCAGCGGTGAATACCCGCACGAAGCTAGGCAGCGCCCATTCAACCGCCTCGAACACTTCCCGAGTGACTACCTGAGAATGCCCTTCCCGTTCATTCCCGTAGGCTTCACCCAAGTAGTAATCAAGCGACTTCTGGCGTGCGTCAGATTCAGGCGTACCGTCCCCGTTAATCGCAGTCTCTAGCTTGCGCTCAATCAGGTTGGCCAGTTCTGAATCGTCCATCTTTACACTACCCACTTAACGTCTGGCTTGTAGATTGGCCGCGACTTGCTATCGCGCCTGCGGCTTAAGTTCTCTGGCTTCAATGTCGCCTCCCACCCTCTAGTTGGGGCGAACCCCTGCGCAAACTGCCTAAAAGCATCCGCGCCGTGCGAGTATTCATCGTGTCTAGGGGAGGAGCGGAACACTTGCCTCGCCTCATCCCAATCCTTCCGGTAGTTCTCTAGGCACCGAATCCCGAAATCACACTTGGTTTCATCAAACCAGCATGACGACAGCTTTTGCCGCGCCATTTCAATGCCTTCGTTGATATCTCGAACTCTCGGGACAACCCGAATCGGGCGTACACCTAGCTCTTCCAGCGTTTCCCTGCGGCTGCGATTCGTGGTGAGTTCGGTTATCTCTACGTCATGGGGTAGATAGTGCTCCCCGTACAGGTAGCCTTTGTCTTTTAGGACTTTGGCGTAATGCGCCAGCCCTTCCCCATTGGTCTCGTAGTAGTCGATAAAGCGGTTCTCTAATCCAACCCGCTGCATGAACCAGATACAGGTTGAATCGTTCCGCCCCAAGTCCCAAAACGTATGGACTGGCGTACTAGTCTCTACCGGGATGCGGCATATCCGGTTCTGCTGCCGCAGCTCATTGATGATATCCCCGAAGTAAGTGCCTTTGATTGCTGCTGTCCAGGAGCATTCAAACTCCTGTTCGTACAGGTCATCGGACATTGTGGCTCTGGCGGCAGCCAGTTCGTCAGGGTCTAGAATCCCTGTCTCAGAGGCTTTGTGAACCTCCACAAGCCACGAATCGTCAGTTTTGACGGTGTTGTATAGGTCATAGAAGTAGCTGCGGCCCTTGGGGGTTCCCAGGAACAGCGCGCCGCCTTTCCTATCTGCTAATGCCGGCCTAATAATCTCAGGCCACAGGTTCGGGGATATCTGCGCCACTTCGTCTATCACCACGAAGTCAAAGTACAGCCCCCGCAGGCTGTCGGGATTGTCGGCACCAAACAGTTGAATCCGCGAGCCGTTGGGCAAATCAACCCTTAGCTCAGCCTGATTGAACTCCGCTCCCGGTATGGCTCGGCAGTAGTGCTGTAGGTAGTCCCATGCTATCGACTTGGCTTGACGGTACAGGGGGGCGACGTATGCGCCCCTCGGCCTGTCCTGTTCGCACGTCAGGACGCGCTTGATAAGCTCATTGATGGCGAGAACCGTCTTCCCTGCCCGCCTGTGGATAACCAACAGGTTGAACCGCTTCAGCCGGTCGTGGATCGACCGCTGTAGTGGCCTTGGGCGATAGGGGATTACTATTTCTCCCATCGTATCGTCAGCTTGCCGCTAGTGCCTTCCGGGCCTTCCAGGCTGTGCGGGATAATCTTCGCCAGCAACGTCATGAATGCCGTGGGGTTGGCTTGGGATTGCTCTACCAGATAATCCACGCCCCCGGCTTTGTCGAACGCTTCACGAATCAGGAGCTTCAAATCCTGCGTGAGTTTGTTCGGAATCCCCGGCTTTCGCCCGCCCTTCTTGTTTGGGCCAAATCGTCCGTCATTTTTCATGACGCATACTCCGCGTAATGCTTCCATGACCACTGGAATTGGCCCACATGGGCAATTCTCTTAGATGCGTCATGGTCTACCCACACCTTGAACCCTGCTGTCCTGCACTTGTGGAAGAACGGCATATCCTCGGTTGAATAGCCTGTCTCTTGTCGCCACACCGGGAGAAACCACGGCTGCTCCACCTTCCTGAATACATCTAGGTTGATGATGGATACCCCGAAACCACCCCCTAGCACTTCCTCCAGTCCCCCTGACTTCTCGCCAGTGACTACCCGCTCGCCGTCCTTGCCTATTGAGGTGAACGTTGTAGGCGGCCATTCCTTGACCATGTAGTTGGTAAGGACAATCTCTTTACCGGCCTTGGCATGGTTCACCATGCTCACTAGCACATCAGGCGCAAATACCATGTCGTCATCGAGGAAGCACAGATGGGTGAACCCATTGGAGATAGCCCGCTCGGCTATGTCTTCCCGGTTCTCTATCCAGTTGCTTCCCTGGGCTAACCCAATCTGAAAACGGAAATCGGGTATCGGCTCAGCCGTTAGGAGGAACCCAATCATGTTTTGTAGGGAGTAGCCGAAAGCGGCGCAATACACCCCTGAAGTGGGATAGGAAATCATCAGTTTCATTCAAGCTCCACATGGGTTGGCTTGCGGAAATCAGGCAGGCGCGGAATACGTCAGGCTTGAAATGCTTACCGTGTCGCCAACGCCAACAGAAAGGCTAGACAGGTTGATATCGCTACCAGAAGTGCTAACGGCCCCGCTGAATACCAGAGTGGCTACGCTGTCGTATACCTTGAACTTCGCTACCGTTCCGCCCGTTGCGCTGGTGTCACTGGTGATAGCGCTTGCCGTAGCCGTACCACTGGACGAAGCGCCGAATGCGGGATCGCTAAACGTCAGCGTTGCAACCTCAACGTCACCAGATGTTTGAAACTGGAGCGTTCCAGCCCCAGCCCCTGCGTCAATCAGGTCAACCACATAGTTGCAAAGACCGTCCCGAACCGTCGTCGGATGTGTAACAGCCATATCAATCTCCCTTCACAGTAATATCAAAGTCTTGTTTAACCTTCCCATCCGGCCCGATTACTTTCCCGATGGCGCGGATAGTCGCTACGCCGCTAGCGCAAGCATTATCACCATTAGCTCCTCGTCCTCTCTCTGGAGTCGGGCTAGAAACTTCTGCCTCTCGGATTCCTGCTGTTTCTCCAGCCATTCGTCTACATCCCTTCGGAGTTT